ATAGTTGTTCCTCCTGATTATGTTAAAGTTTCTAAAAATAAAATATAAAAATTTTCTATCTTCTGGAAATTATTGGACTGAAATACAATTCACCAAACACAATTCTACATTAGTAATTGGTAAGAATGGAGCAGGTAAGAGTACTTTTTTAGATGCTCTTACTTTTGTTTTGTTTAACAAACCCTTTAGAAAAATTAATAAAGGTCAATTAGTCAATAGCATGAATGAAAAAGCATGTGCAGTTGAGATTGATTTTGAAATTGGTAAAGATACCTGGAAAATTATTAGGGGAATTAAACCTACTATTTTTGAAATTCATAAGAATGGATCTGTTTTGGATCAAGCTTCTGCATCTAATGATCAGCAAAAGTGGTTAGAGCAAAATATTCTAAAGTTAAATTATAAATCCTTTACACAAATAGTTGTATTGGGATCATCAAATTTTGTTCCATTTATGCAACTTCCTTCTCAACATAGAAGAGAAGTAGTTGAGGATCTTTTGGATATCAAAGTATTCTCTTCTATGAATGATATTGCTAAAATTAATATCAAGTCTCTTAGAGATGAAGTCAAAGAACTGCAGTATAAAAAGGAGAATTGTAAGGATAAAATAGACATCCAAGAAAAATTTATTGAAGAAATTGAGAAAAGAAATAATGCTGATATTCAATCAAAGCAAAGCAAGTTGATTAGCATTGAAAACACAAAACAATCTTTGTTGGATTCTAATAAAGTAATTTTATCTGAGTCTGATGATTATCAGAAAAAACTTATAGAAGTTTCTAATGCATCTTCCAAGTTAAAAAAATTAGAGTCTATTAAAATAAAACTCCTACAAAAAGTATCAACAATAACAGAAGAACACGAATTTTTTCAGGAAAATAGTGTTTGCCCTACCTGTACTCAATCTATTGAAGATGAATTTAGATTAAATAAAATAGCAGACATAGTTAATAAAAAAACTGAAATTGAATCTGCTTGTGAAGATCTTGAAAAAACAATTCAAGAAGAACAACTTAATGAATCTAAATTCCTAAAACTTAGTAGGGAGATTACTAAACTCAATAATGAAATTAATTCTAACAATGTTAAAATCTCTGAACTTCAATCCCAGTATGGAGATCTACAACAAGAAATTCAAAAACTTGTCACCAGAAATGAAGACACTAATTCTGAGTATGAAAAATTAAAAAATTTAAAAAAGAGTTTAGATGAAATCTTAACCAGTATTTCTACAAAAAAAGAAGAACTTTCCAACTACGAATTTATTCATCTTTTACTTAAAGATGATGGGGCAAAGACTAAAATTATTAAAAAGTATTTGCCCCTAATCAATAAAAATTTAAACAAGTATCTGGAACTAATGGAGTTCCCAGTTAATTTTACTTTGGATGAAGAGTTTAATGAGAAAGCTTTGAATCCAATTTATGAAGACTTTTCCTATTCATCTTTTAGCGAAGGAGAAAAGATGAGGATAGATTTGTCTATTCTGTTTACTTGGAGAGAGATTGCAAAGGTTAAAAATTCAATTAATACAAACTTATTAATACTTGATGAAGTATTTGATAGTTCCTTGGATGACTTTGGAACAGATAACTTTAGTAAGATTATTAAATATGTAATTAGTAAATCTAATGTATTTGTAATATCTCATAAAACTGATGAATTAATTGACAAATTTGATTCAGTGATTAAATTTGAAAAGCAGAAGGGATTCAGTATGATGATTGACTGATCAACCCCATTCTGCTAAACTAACAGCAGTTCACTTTGATTTATTTTATGTTTGGTCCTGAAGATGAAAAGGGAATTAGTGGAGACAGTATTACTTGGACTCAGGCAATGGAGAGTGGATACTCTATGACTGCTGATGGTTTTTGGTTTAAAGAAAGTAATGATGGAATGACTTTTAGTATGACAGAAAATAAAAACACCAATGGATTTTGGAAATATAATGAAGACAAAATCCTAAAACAACTGGAGGAATATATTTCCAGCACTTATAGTCAACATTATGTTGACAGAACTGGAGGTGGCACTGAACAGACTCTAGACAAAATTAAGCACAATCGCAGAGAAGGATTTTGTGCTGGGAATGTGACCAAATACATTGACAGATATGACACTAAGGGAACTCCTCGTGCAGACTTGTTTAAAGTCCTGCACTATACTATTCTTCTCATTAACCATCTTAACCTAGTTGAAAACAAGTGATGAAACTTTCTGACAATACTATTACTATTCTTAAAAACTTTTCCAATATTAATCAATCAATCCTAGTTAAGCAAGGGTCTCAAATTAAAACCATTTCTATTCTTAAGAACATCTATGCTGTTGCTGATGTTGATGAAGAATTTGGTAAGGACTTTGCAATTTATGATTTGAATGAATTTTTGAATGGACTGAGTTTGCATCAAGATCCAGATTTGGATTTTACTAATGATTCATACCTGACAATCAAAGAAGGAAAGCGTAGGGTCAAGTATTTTTATGCAGATCCTGAAGTAATTGTTTCTCCTCCAGATAAAGATATTGATCTTCCTTCTCAGGATGTGTGCTTCCAACTAGAGCACTCACAATTGGATAAACTTATCAAGGCTTCTGCAGTTTATAAACTGCCTGATCTTTCTGCCATTGGTGCCAATGGAGTCATTAGTTTGGTAGTTAGGGACAAGAACAATGACACATCTAATGAGTATTCTATTATTGTAGGAGAAACAGATGCTGAGTTTGTTCTTAATTTCAAAGTAGAAAACATTAAGATTATTCCTGGTTCTTATGATGTAGTTATTTCTAGGAAACTTTCTGCTAGATTTGTAAATGAGAAGTATAACTTGAAATACTTCATTGCACTTGAACCAGACTCTACATTTGAATGAGATATAAAGTAAAATATAAAATACCTAAGGATAATAGGTATCTTGAAATTGTAGTAGAAGCAACTAGTCAGTCTCAAGCAAAAGCAATTGCTCAAGCACAGATTCCTTCTGCTACAATAGTTGGCAATCCTCAACTAATTTAACTATTGAATTTAATTTATTATGAGTAATTTCTTTTTCTTCTAATTCTATACCAGTCAGGATGCTTAGGATTATCAATTCTTTTTCTAACTGATTTTGGAGTACCTATACTCCTGTAATATTCTTCTGCTTCTTTGATGGAAGAAAACTCCCTTCCTTCACAAACAACTGGATATGAGTTTGCTTTACTAATTTTTTTCTTTGCTTCTTCTGGAAACTTTTTGCCAAGCATACCATAAGTAGCATATTCTTCTTTTGGTTTTCTTTGGTGATATTCTTTCATAGAATTTATGAAGTTTGGGGAATTATGTGTTTTTCCTCCTTCACCACCTCCTGTCATATTATATGGAGGACTTAACTTTTTAATCCAGAATATTTCTCTTTCATCTAATTTTTCTTTGGGTATTTGAGTTTCAACTTCTTCTATGATAAAACTGGAATACCCATATTTACGTATTGCTCTATGGAGGTGAGTTTGAGAATTGTAAGAGGAATTATAGAAGTGTTTTTGTAATCTTTCTTCTTTTGGTTTGGTTGTTTTTCCTATATAAAAATCGCCATTTACTTTATTGACTATCTTGTATATAATCATAGTTAGTTGAAAAGTATAGTCCCTTTGAATTATTTATACTATGAATTCTAATAGATCTGACTTTTTGTGGTGCGAAAAATATCGTCCAAAGAAAATTGAAGATTGCATTTTGCCAGCAGGCATTAAGAAAACATTTCAGGACTTTGTAGATAAAGGAGAAATTCCCAATCTACTTTTATCTGGTCCACCAGGAATTGGTAAAACAACAGTAGCAAAGGCATTATGCGAAGAATTGGGAGTGGATTACTATGTGATTAACGGTTCAGACGAGGGAAGATTTCTTGATACTGTTCGCAATCAAGCAAAAAACTTTGCCTCAACAGTTTCACTTCAAGGAAACAATAAACATAAAGTAATTATTGTGGACGAAAGTGACAATACCACCACAGATGTACAACTCTTACTTAGGGCAAATATTGAGACGTTCTATAAAAACTGTAGATTCATCTTCACCTGCAACTATAAGAACAAGATCATTGAACCCCTACATTCAAGATGTGCAGTTGTTGATTTCTCAATTAAAGGGAAGGAAAAAACAAAACTTGCAGGAGAGTTCTTCAAGCGTCTCGGGTCTATTCTTGAGGAAGAGAGCATTGAATTTGAGCAAAAAGTTCTGGCACAAATTATCAACAGTCATTTCCCAGACTGGAGGAGAGTCCTCAATGAGTGTCAAAGATATTCTGTAAGTGGAAAGATTGACTCTGGAATTCTAACCACATTCTCTGATGTATCAGTAACTGACCTAATTAAGAACCTGAAGGAAAAGAATTTCCCAGAGGTCAGGAAATGGGTTTCTCTGAATATGGATAATGATTCATCAACAATTCTCAGGAAAGTTTATGATGCTCTTTATGAGAAGGTTGATGGTCCAAGTATTGCTGCTGCAGTTTTGATTGTAGCAAAGTATCAATATCAAAGTGCATTTGTGGCAGACCAAGAAATTAATCTTCTTGCAGCATTAACAGAATTGATGGTAGAGGTAAACTTTAAATGAATTATAATATCCTAAAAGATGAACCAGTAAAAACAACTCCTGAGAATGTTAAGGAAGCAAATGAGGCACTCTTTAGAGCAAAGATGACTCTTCCTGCTGCTGCAAAACATTGTGGAATGACTCAGAAAGAAATGAAACTTACCTTCTGGGAATATTTGAAGTACAACAAACCTGATTATGAAACAACTTAAAACACCTTTAAGGTATCCTGGAGGAAAGTCCAGAGCAGTTCCAAAACTATTTCAACATTTGCCAGATCTCTATAACTACAGAGAATTTAGAGAACCATTTGTTGGTGGTGCTTCTATGGCACTTGCAGTGACTAAACAATATCCAGATATTTCTATATGGGTAAATGATCTTTATGAACCTCTTGTAAATTTTTGGAAGGTCCTTCAAACAGAAGGAGAAAAATTTACAGAAGAACTTTTGAAATTAAAACAATCTTACAACTCACCAGACAAAGCAAGACTTCTGTTTGCAGAGTCTAAAGAATGCCTTGCTCATTCTAAATCAAAGTCATTTGATAGGGGAGTATCTTTTTATATTTTAAATAAGTGTTCTTTTAGTGGACTTACAGAAAGTTCCTCCTTTTCTGCTCAAGCATCTGAAAATAATTTTTCAGTCAGGGGAATTGAAAAACTTCCAGAATATTCTAAGTTGATTGAAAAATGGAATATAACTAATTATTCCTACAATCATCTATTGGATGGAGATAGTACTGTTTTTGTGTATCTTGATCCTCCTTATGATATTAAGGACAATCTCTATGGCAATAGAGGATCAATGCATAAAGGATTTGATCACGATAAGTTTGCTGCTGATTGTGATAATTATCCTGGTATGGATATGATGGTTAGTTACAACTCAAGTCAATTGGTTAGAGATAGATTTAAAACTTGGAAAGCATTTGAATTTTCCCACACATATACTATGAGATCTGTGGGTGAGTACATGTCAGAACAACATCAGAGAAAGGAATTAGTTCTTATTAATTATGAAGTATGAGTTGAAGGATTGGTTAGGGTCAATTAATCAGTCTAAAATCAATATTATGGATGAAGATTCATCCTCCAAAAAAGATTATGCTCCCTATATTATTAACAGATGTTTATCTGGAACAATTGATACTTTGATGTATTCTAATGAAATGAATAAGAATCATTCATTAGACAAGAAGTTGCAATATGATTTTTTTATAAATACTGTGAGAACAAGGAAAAGATACTCTCCTTGGATTAAACAAGAAAAACTCAAAGATCTTGAAGTAGTTAAATCTTACTATGGTTATAGTAATGAAAAAGCAAAACAAGCTTTGAAAATTCTCTCAGAAGACCAAATTAACTTTATTAAATCTAAACTTGAAACTGGAGGAAGAAAATGAGTGTAGTTAATGAACCTGAAGTGAAGTGGACTCCTAACCAAATGGTAGAAGTTATTCTTAATGAACCTGATGATTTCTTGAAGGTTCGTGAGACACTCACTAGGATTGGTGTTGCATCTAGAAAAGAAAAAAAGATCTATCAATCTTGCCACATTCTTCATAAGCAAGGAAGATATTATCTTGTCCACTTTAAAGAACTGTTTGCTCTTGATGGTAAGCACGCTAATCTTACTCTGAATGATGTTCAGAGAAGAAATAGGATTGCCCAACTTCTTGCAGATTGGGGTCTTATTACTATTGTGGATGTGAGCAAAATTCAAGATATTGCTCCACTTAATCAAATCAAAGTTCTTTCTTACAAAGATAAGAATGATTGGGTCCTTGAAACCAAATACAATATTGGTTCTAAGAAAAAGAAGGTAGAGGAAACTGAATAATATGGTAGGGGATTCAACATCCCCTTTTTTATTGGATGTTGTATAATTAATAATGGATGCCTTAGGGGTCCACAAAACACAAACTCGCTTTTAAAGGAGCTACCATAATGTCTAATCTCACAAGATATACTGTTTCGGATTTGCCTACTTTGCTGGACAAGATTACACGCAATAGTATTGGAATGGATGAATATTTTGATCGTCTGTTTAACCTTCATGAAACTACAACAAATTATCCTCCATATAATCTAGTTCAGGTAAATAATGTGGAATCTCGTTTAGAGATTGCCCTTGCAGGATTTAAGAAGGAGGAGGTTCATGTCTTCACAGAGTATGGAAAACTTTTTGTCGAAGGAAAAAAATCAGATACTGAATCGGACAGGACGTTTATCCACAAGGGAGTGGCTAGCAGAAGTTTCACGAGAGCATGGACACTCTCAGACGACACAGAAGTCAGAGAAGTCACCTTTGAAGATGGATTACTTGTCATTCGATTAGGGAAGATTGTTCCAGAGCATCATGCACGTAAAGATTATCTATAAATAGATTTGAATATCGTCGGCGCAGGGGGAGGATGACTAAGACCATCCAACCCCCTTTTTTATAAATACCTAAAAAGGGTTAATGAAAACATATAATCAATTCCTTGAGGAATCAATATCTTTTAAAGTTAATACACAACTTAATCCTAAATTTTGGGTCAATGATAAATTGAAACCTGAAGTAGCAAAGCATCTAAAGAAAGTAGCAGATGCTTGGACTGAATTTGTGGGATTAAAGAAGTCATCAGTTCAGGATATTTTATTATTGGGAGGAAATGCTGGATATAATTATACTAGATATTCAGATTTGGATTTGCATATAGTTGTTGATTTGGAGAAAGCAACTGAATGTCCAGATTTAGCATCTGATATGTATGAGGATAAGAAACAACTGTGGAAGTTAACTCATAATGCCAAAATTTATGGACATGATATTGAACCTTATGTAGAAGATATTGGCAAAAAGAGAAGAAAAAATCAAGGAGTTTATTCCATAAAATATAAAAAATGGTTAATGCTTCCTGGTAAGTTCACTGGAGAACTGGATAGGGACTTGCTGAATGACAAAGTTCGTGATATGATGAGGAAAATAGATAGGACAGTTGTTAGCGCAACTGATGAAGATGTTTTAAAAAATCTTCTATCTAAACTCAGAGATATGAGAAATGCAGGTTTAGATAAGGGAGGAGAATTTTCCTTTGAGAATCTTGTTTTTAAAGAACTTAGAAACAAAGGTTACATAGATAAACTTGCAGATCATATTCTGAAACTTCAAGATAAAACTCTTACTTTGGAAAATTATGGCAGTTAAACTTTTAATTCTAAAATCTTTGGAAGACGTCATTGCTGATGTTACTGAAGATATAACTGGTAAATATTACACACTATCCAATCCAGTAGTGACTAGATTGGATGGAGACAAACTTTCTTTCTATCCATATGCTCCCCTTTCTAAAGAAACTACCATTAAAATTCCTACTGATTGGGTAGTTGCTTGTTTAGATCCTATTGATGAAGTTGTTGATTCTTATTTGGAGAATGTAAATGCAAAACCTAAAAATTCTGATTCTGAAGAATGATGCTATTCTGATTACAGAAATACATGAAGTTCCAGGGGCAGACTTGGGAGAACCTGATTGTAAATTGGTAAATCCTGTTCAGATGTTGGTTTCAGATGCCAATCATTATGATATGAAAAAATGGCCTGTATTCACTGATCAGAGAGAACTCAAGATTCATTCTGACTCAATCTTTACTATTGTAGATCCAAAACCAGATCAAATTGAACTTTACTTGAAAACTATTAAATGAACTTTTATACCAATGTAGTTCTTGTTGGAAATGAAATACTTTCCAGAGGGTTTAATAATGGGGAACATTTCAAGAATAGAGAAATGTTCTTTCCAACTTTATATGTAACTAGTAATAAAAAAACTAAATTTAAAACTCTTGAGGGAAAATATGTAGAGGAAGTTAAACCAGGAACTATTAGGGAAACTAGAGAGTTCATTGATAAGTATCAAAAGATTGATAACTTTAAACTATATGGTAATACTAGGTATATCAATCAATATATTTCAGAAAACTATAAGGATGAATCTATTAGATTTGATATTTCAAAGATCAAACTAATTACCATTGACATTGAGGTTGCATCAGAACAAGGATTCCCAGATGTGGAATCAGTCCAGGAGGAAGTATTAACTATATCCATCCAGGATTATTCCACTAAAAAAATTATTACTTGGGGAAGCAAACCTTTTGTAAATACTAATCCTAATGTAAATTATATTTCCTGCAACAGTGAATATGATCTACTGGATAGATTTATGTTTTATTGGGAGCAGAATTGTCCAGAGGTAATTACTGGATGGAACTGTGAATATTATGATATTCCTTATCTCTATAGGAGAATATCTAGGGTTCTTGGCGAAAAGATTGCCAAGCAACTTTCTACTTGGGGAATTGTTACTGAGAATGAAATCATTGTTAATGGCAGACCTCATATCAGATATGATATTGCAGGAACCACTGTTCTAGATTATCTTGAGTTGTATAAAAAGTTTACTTATACCAATCAAGAATCATATAGACTTGATCATATTGCTTTTGTTGAACTTGGTCAGAATAAATTGGACCACTCAGAGTATGATACCTTTAAGGAGTTCTATACTAAAAACTGGCAAAAGTTTGTAGAATATAACATCAAGGACGTGGAACTTGTAGATAGACTTGAGGATAAAATGCGTCTAATTGAACTTGCAATTACTATGGCATATGATGCTAAGTGCAATTTCAATGATGTGTTTTATCAGGTAAGAATGTGGGATTCTATCATCTACAATTATCTGAAAGAAAAAGATATTGTTATTCCATTTAAGAAGGATACTAAAAAAGATTCTAAGTATGCTGGTGCTTATGTAAAGGAACCAGTTCCTGGAAAGTATGATTGGGTTGTGAGTTTTGACCTTAATAGTCTGTATCCACACCTGATTATGATGTATAACATTTCTCCAGAAACTCTTCTGGATGCTAAGCATCCAAGTATTTCTGTGGACAAAATTCTGAACAAGTCTGTAGATTTTGATGACTACAAACAGTACTCTGTTTGTGCCAATGGTGCAATGTTTAGGAAAGATGTTCGTGGATTCCTTCCAGAACTAATGGATAAAATCTATAGTGAGAGGACAATCTATAAAAAGAAAATGCTTGCTGCAAAACAGGAGTATGAAAAAACACCAACAAAAGATCTAGAAAAGGAAATTGCTCGTTGTAATAACATTCAATTGGCAAGAAAGATTCAACTTAATTCTGCCTATGGTGCTGTAGGAAATGAATACTTTAGGTATTTTAGGATTGAGAATGCAGAAGCAGTTACTCTATCTGGTCAAGTATCTATCAGATGGATTGAAAACAAAATGAATACTTACTTAAATAAAATTCTAAAAACTGATGGTGTAGATTATGTTATTGCTTCAGATACTGATTCTATTTACCTTAATATGGGTCCTTTGGTTGAATGTGTATT